GATCCGGTTGTAGTTACATATGCTTCTGCTCCACCCGCGTTATTGGCATAAACCGCAAACAATTGGGATCCATCTCCCGTGGGAAAAATTAGAATTCCATGATGCCACGTGTTACCGACAGTCGAGCGGTACACTCCCCTAGGGATACCCGTAGAATCTCCGAGAAGTCCAGTCGGAAGCCCTAGGAGAACACTACCATGACTTCCATAGTTAGTTCCTGCTTGAGTAGTTCCAACCCATGAAACGGTAGCAAGTTTGCCTGCCCTCATGTATTTGAGGATGCAAGTGTTCCCTGTCATGCCCCCGGAACCGGAGTGAGAGAATTTCGCCCCGTTAGTCTCAGTCTGCCATTGCGTGTCATACATTCGCCAAGCCGTACCGTCATACCAACCATATGCTTTAGTATCGAGTTCGAAAATAGATTGCCCAATACTGGGGGATGATGGCCTATTAGTACTAAGACAGATTATAGTTCCAAAACCTCCGGGTTTACGCACATCAGTAAACTGCCCAGACGGAACTACTCCGGTATCTCCGGTATTAACCCTAACATCAGCTAATCTAGTCCAACCTCCCGGGGTGTTGGTTACAGCATCAATAGTAGCATCACTGATAGCTGTAGGGGAAGATGCCGGAGTACCTTTAATAACATCGATTCGTGCACCAACATTACCCGTTACTGTACCATATTGAGGATCTGTTACTCTAGCAATAACAGTGGCAATAAAGGGTTGAGTATCTGGTACCGGTAAAGCCACACTAGCTTCAATAGCATCAGCTTGGAAAAAGTAAGCTCCACGAATAACTGGAGAAGTTTTTTCTCTAATTACTGCTTTTCCAGCCCCCACATTAACTGTGTGGCCAGTCCCAGGAGTTACTTGTAAATTAGTAATAGCGGACAATGAGGTACCGGTGGCTCCCGCAAAAATTACACCGGGAATGGCATTCGCAAGAGTATCTACTAAAGCTCGGTCAGTTTCTACTAAGTTCTGATAAGAGTTAGGAGCAACACTAATAGCTTTTAAGGTCATGATTATCTCTTCCAAGTATCATTAGCAGTTACAGTAATACGAGCATCCGGGTTATCTGTCCCAACTAATACTCTTAGTATATTAGCCCCTGGCTGAAGATGAATCCAGTCACCCTCAACATAGTACTCAACCGCTTGGGAACCAAGGTAAGCAGTTTTTTCTAGGGTATTTAAAATCAAAGTATCCGTAGAACCTAAGTCTAACCCAAAGGTCATACTCTCGCCAGTATTCTCATTTACTAGCTCCCAAGACCTACCTACTAATGGGCCCGTTAGTTGAATAACTGGGTAGGCATCAGCATTACCCTCATTAGTCATAGCAATCAGGTTTGGCAAACCGCCAGTTGATGAAGCTGAAGTATCGGAAGTATATGTCCTATAGTAAGGTGAACTATTTACATAAGTTCGGTAATAAGGGCTACTATCAACATAAGTTCTGTAGTAATCAATACCAGAAAACATTACTGCTGTAATAGCCTTATCAACTGGTGAGATTTTATAAGGCCAAGGGGCCATTACTCTAACCAGCCACCTAAAAGCTTCTCCCACATCTTGTGGAAACTCTAAAGCAGAACATACCCTTACGTCCATCGCTTTAGGAATGGGTCCTTGTCGAGTAAGCCTAAGAGTAGAATTGATATCGAGATAAGTAGCTAATAGATCTTTAGCCTGTTCTCCAGCTAATCTACTACTTACCTTTACATATCCTCCGATATCTATGTATAGTTCTTTTTTAGGGAACCTTTCAGAAGTTTTTACTCCATCACTATAACCAAACTCGGAAATTTCAACTCTTGGCTCTGCAGTATTATCCCAACCCTCTAAAAGGTCACATTTGTAACTAGCTCCATTAACAACCGTCCCATCATTAAATGATAAGCTCCCCATAGTTACTACATCTCGAAAGATATGAGTCATTATTACCCACTTACCGGTGCAGGAGAAGGAATACTTCCACTACTTACTGAGTAACTCCATCGCCTAGCAATAGCTTGAGCAAGTTGTTCTGGGCTCATACCTGGAGTTGATTGGACATCAATTTGAGTATCATAAGTAACATCGCCCACACCAGCAGCTTTGAGGGCTTGAGCTAATGCTAGAGGATCTGTTGAGTTAGAAGAGGGGCTTAAGGGAGTAAATACTGAGGGAGAAACTAAAGTGCTGGCCTGAGTTTGAAGCGCTCTGAGTTTATTAGCTTCAACAGCCAGTTGATTAACCCAAGATTCAGCGTATCCCCCTACAAGAGATTGATCTGTAGGTGACATGGTGGGAATATTAGTTAAACTATTACCCAAACCTTGGATTTTACGGACTTGGCCTCTAAGCTGACTAGTTTCCTGGCCAACTACTCGGGTAATTTGAACCATTTGTTTTTCAATGAATGAGGGTGAATTAATACCTAACCCATCTTTGAAACCATTCCAAAGTCCAGCAGCAAATTCTTTAGCTGCGTTAAAAGCTCTACCAACCATATCTTTGAAGGCTTGAATTGCATTCCCTATAGCATCCGATACTGCCCCGGGGATTTTTTGAACTCCGTCGATAAACCCCTGATAAACCCTACCACTAAAATCACGGGCGGAAGTCCATAGATTATTTAAGGCGGTAACTGCCTTGTTGTACATATCAAGGAAGAAAGACTGAATCTTACCCGGTAATTGCTGGACCCAGCTAACAATGCTATTGTAAATTTCTGCAGCTTTATTCTTAGCTGTGTTAGCCGTATTTGACATCCAGTTAACAACAGTATTCCAGAGATTAATAAAGAAGTCAGCTACTCTACCCGGAAGCTTAGAAAGCCAATCTACTACCCCAGTATAGATATTAACTGAGGCTTGAATGGTATCATCTTTAGTGCGAGTAAACCAATTTACTACACTAGCCCATAAATTGCTAAAAAACTCTGCAACTCTACTAGGTAAAAGCTGGAACCAAAGTACTACGCCATCATAGATCTCTTTAGATTTATTGACAATAGCATTATGGATGTCCAAGAAAAATCTTACTGCTGTACCTAGTAAGTAACCTAAAGCATATCCAACTCTGTTGGGTAATTGCTGAAACCACAGAACTACACTATTGATAAGGTTTGAGGTAAAAGTACTAACTTTACCCGGTAACTCTTGCCAGAAAGTGAGAAAGGAGTTAATAAAGTTACTTACTGCTGAAGTAATAGTATTCCAGGCTTTTTGGAAAAATTGAGGTACAGTAACTGTAAAGAAGTTTAGGATGCTATTCCAGATATTAATAGCCCCGTTTTTAATGTTATTCCATAAGTTACTAAACCAAGCAGGGAGCCCTTTAAACCAGTCTACTACTGCGCTAAAGCCCGTTTTAATGGCCTCCCAAACGGCTGTTACTGCATTTCTAAACCATTCACAATTATTCCATAGCCAAATAATGGCAGCGATTAAAGCAATAATACCAACGATAATTAATCCTACTGGATTAGTAAACATTGCTACACTTAAGATTCTAAATGCCGTAGCTACAATTTGAATTCCAGCCCAAAGTAACTTAAAAGCACTAACTAAGGCCATGATACCTCGCCCAATGCTAAAAAGCATACTAATAAATCCAGCTAACCCAGCAATTACAGCTAAACCCGCAGCAGCAAAAGCTAGAATCTTGAAGATGAGAGATTGAGTTTCTGGGCTAAGGTCTGCAAAGGCCTGTACAACTTTAGTAACCTGCTGAACAATACCTCTTAAAAAAGTCTGGAAAGGAGTTCCGGCTTTAATAAGTAAGGTATCAATATTACCCCTGAGGATTTCAATGTCACCAGAGAGGTTATCAAGTCGCTTAGCAGAAACTTCAGCAGCAGTAGTTTTACTAAGCTCCCCATTCATCTTAGCAAAACCATCCGCACCCGCAGCAGTTAAGTCTAAAGCTGATGCAAGGGCCCGGTTGTTGAAAATAATCTTAAATGCCGCCAGCTTTTGCTCATTACTCATTCCAGCAGTGGCATTTTGAAGAATTTGAAATACTTCTGAAAGAGACTTAGCATTACCTTGAGCATCAAAGAACTGATTAGTACCATCTTTGGTAATAATGCCTAGTTTTTTAAGCTCATTAGTGGCTTTGTTTGAAGTACCACTTAGGGAGATCAAGATCTGCCGAAGTGAAGTACCAGCAGTAGACCCCTTGATCCCATATTGACCAAGAAGAGCTAGAGCATTTACTACATCATCAACGGGAATTTTAAGTGCTGCAGCTACTCCTCCAGCATATTTAAGAGAAGTCCCTAAATCTTCTACTTCAACAATCGAGGCATTTGCTGCGGCTGCCAGCAAATCGGCTACATGGACTGCTTGTGAACCAGCTAAGCTGAAGGTCTGAACAGCAGCTGTCATAATCTGAGCCGCTTTATCTAAGGGAATATCAGAAGCAGCCCCAAGATGGGCAACCGCATCGCCCACACCTTCGATGATGGTCTTAGCAGGGACACCCGCTTTTCCCAGCTCAACAAAAGAATCAGCAATCTGGCCCGCTGAGTAAATTGTATCCTGGCCTAACTGAAGGGCTTTTTCACTGATCGCTGCCATTTCTTCTTGAGTAGAAGCGCTTACAGCTCCGAAGAAGTCTAACTGTTTCTCAAAATCTGCAGCCTTGTTAATTGCAATACCCAAGCCTGCGGCAATTGCTAAAGCTCCTGCTCCAGCTACTGTTCCAGCGGCAGCAAAGGCCATACTGGAGCGTGTCATTGCTAGTAATGTTGCAGCATGTGCAGCCCTTAATGCTGTATAAGAAGCAATTGCAGCTCTAGTGTCAATAACGACTTGGCCTTTAATCGTGCCGAGAGTCCCTGACAACTTGTACACCTCCCACTTACTCAAAGAATGTTGCCGGGTCCATAAAAGTTTTGCTAGCCATGTCTTGAGCTTTAAGACCTAGTAGCTGTCTAAACTTTCTTTCTCTCGCTTCTTCAGCTCTTCTTTGTTCCTTATTCGGTTTCTGAGAAACCTGATCTAGCTCAATTTCTACCTTATTGCCAAAGTAATGAACAGCTTGATCAAAACAATAGGCTACATAAGAATTTTTGATACCGATAATTTTGCTGGGTAATACTCCCCAAGTTTTACTCTGTACCCATAGCAACCATAGATGACTCAAGCTCTTTACGAAAGGCTTCTACGTCTTTAGTACCCCCCGTCACCCACTGGAAAATAAACATTTTATCTTCCTCCGGGATTTCATCGATGTAAAGAAGGTCATCATCTCTGTCTTTTTCATTTTCTGGTACGGGGTGTACTTTTGGCTCTACAACACACCTCATAGCAATTTGGTCATTAAGGTGCATCATGTCGTCAACAAGGGAGTAATCAATCTTACTATCCTTGGTAATAACTTCTTTCATGTCTGGGACTTGGCCCGAAGTCATAGCAGACTCAACCAACGGCATTAGAGAGTTAGGAATCATTCCATCACTAAGAAGAGCTTTTAATCCGCCTAGATTCTTAACCTTAACTACTTCGCCAGAGGGGAGCTGTAGTAATCCAGAGCTACGCTTCTTAAAAGCACTAGCAGTTGATGGAGCCATTACGGGTGATTTACTTGCCTTAGGCATTTGTCCTCCTGGGGATCTATATCTTTTTTAAGAATCTCGTTAAAGCTACATCAGCTCATCGCGTATCGTTTCGTATCGTGCACTATAAATAGTGCAACGAATACGATAACGCAATGCACTGCTTGTGCTGTCATGTAATGCCGACAACCATGAACTAACTATCAGATAATAGCAGTTGCAGTCTCATTCTGGACGAACTTGTAAATCTGGCCAGTAGCATCGCCATAACCTTTACCACTGGCATTAGTGAGCATAAAGGATCCACCTTCTAGACCGCCTTCAAGGTCACCATCAGCTTTGCACTTGAAGACAATGCAGTGGAAGTCTCCACCGCTGTCAGAAATGGCCTGTCCCTCTACCTGGAAATAGGGACGAGCATCAGTGTCTTTCTTTAGATAAGTATTAATCTGGTTTGGGGTAGTACCTGAAGAGGTGTTAGTACCTCCAGCCAGAAGCTTCCAGACTTTAAGAGAAATACCGCCTGCTTCTAATTCCCACTCAATAACAGGGCCCTTACCATGAGAACCTTGAGAAACATCGTCTCCTGTAAGAGTCTCAAAATCCTCAGTCTCTTTAAAGCTAAAAACCCTAGCAGCTGGTAAATCTGCAGCGTTAGCGCTATCAAGAGCCCCAGCAGTAGTAAAAGGGGTAATCTTTACATCTCTAAGACCAAAAGGTAGGGTCTTATCAGGTAGAGCCATGGGCTAATCCTCTCATGTTCGGCTCTGCATATTTCTTAGTTTTTAGCAGCTTACCGGTTTCCAAATCAAAGGTGTGGAGAATAATTATACCTGGAAACGCGCCGCAAGATCTGCGTTTGCATTTAACTTCGATACTAGTTAAATCATCAGAAAGAATACCGTGCATTGTTCCCATGCATCTCAACTCAATTGACAAGTAATCCCTCCGCTTCTCTAATTATTCCAGCATCAAAGCGATAAAATTCCTTAACTTTAATATACTGGAAAGTCTCAGACAACTCAGAGAAGATCAAATGAGTCATCGGGATGATATGCGATCAATAATGAATCAATGATTTAACGAGTACTAGCTCGAGGCTTTTTAACTTCCAAGTCAGCAACAGTTGTAGCTTTAGCTTCTGAGGAAGTCTTAGCATCTTCTAATTCTGGTAAAGCTTCAGTCTCCGCTAATTCAAAAAACTCGCCATCAAAAAGTTCATGGCTAGTTAATGCTACATGAACCTCATCAGTTACTTCAATTGGCTCATCACGAAAAAAAGAAGTTTTTCTAAAACCGGGTACTCCAACTTTAGCTAAATCAGCTGCACTTAGTTCTCTGATATCAAAGGGGCCCTTGTACACTACTTTAGCCATAGCTTTACTTTCTCCTAACTCTCTTTAATCGCTTGGAATCTCATATACCTTAGAATAGTGCCAAGAGTTGAATCATCTAAATCCCGTGAATCTTCCAAGTGAATAACCGATAGAATGCCATATAACTTTACTTGTCTTTGGATGAGCAAAGTTTTTATAACGGTCATAATACTATCTACCCTAAGGTAATCCCAAGGTTCATCATGAACAAAGATAGTAAAAAACTGCCTACTAGCAGTATCTTCATCTGATAATCGCTCATCAGTATTATTACCTAGAGTATAGACTAGATAGGGTTTGGTAATTAGCCTAGTATCTAAGCTTTCGCCTTGGACTACTCTTTCGGGCAATTTGGATAATTCCACACCGAGGACAGCCGCCAGTGAGGAGGATTGAACTAAAGTTTCATAAAGCCATTGCCTCATCGACTACCCTCCTCTTCAGTAGACCCTAGTTGACCACCCGCACGCCTAAATAGTTCTTCACCATATACCTCTAAAGTCGGCATAATGACGGCAAATCGACCGCTTTGGATAGTCTCTAGCCATAACCCATAGTCGACTGTGTGGAATAGATCTAAGACCACCCCCTCATTAGTTTCATATACCTCAGCATTAAGGCCTTCTCTGGCATTACCAGTCCTATCTACCCAAGGAGCAGTAGCTTTAGCATATGAGACTACTTCATCGGCACCCTCCTCAAAAGCTTTTCTCGCTCTATCGTTAATGCCTGTAGAGAGAATTAAAAGAGCATTACCAATGCCATCCTCAATGAAAAAACCCCCGCTCATGAAGTGAGAGCTACTGTAGGAGAAGTATTTTTACCATAAAAGTCAATGGCGGCAATGGTTTTTTCATCTCGAGTAGGTTCAATAGACTTAACTTGGTATTCTTCATCATTCCAAGTAAATCGATCACCTTGCTCGATATCCATATCAGGATGCCCCTCAAGAATGTATGGCCAATGGGGAATTTCTCCTGCTTCGGTATTAACTCCAATATAGGCATATCGTCTTTTTGAAGGGATAATCCTAGCTATTTGACAGTTTTCAAGAGTAACTAATGACTTGGTATATCCACCTGCAGCCGTTCTTACTTTAATTTCTCTCTTAAACTGTACTTTGATAGCATAAGCTCCAATGAAAGCCGAAGAAACTCGTTTCCGCATTAGCAACTCAACTGGGTCCATTAAGACCTCACTATCTTACCAATTCTAGTTTTACCCTCAGTAGACCCACCAGAGGACTTAGCAAACAGCTTTACCATACTATTGGCATTATCTAGTAAGTCACTAAAAGATCTGGAGGCATTACCTTCAGTAACATCAACTAAATTGGCAAAATTTGCAGCTTTAGCTCTCCAGCCCTCATAAGCAGCTCTTTCTACGTCATCATTAGCTAGAGTAAGAAAATCCTCAATCTGGGCATCTGAGAACATAGTATCAGAAGCTCTACCGCCGCTTGGGATAGATTCTCCAAGCAACGATCTTACTCTTTGGGCATTGCTTAGAGCCATCTTAGCCTACTTTCAAGCGTTTTCTTGAGCAGCCTTAATTGCCGCTACTAGGTCGGCCTTTTTCTTAACCCCAAGAGTGTTAACTTCCACACCAGCATCTTTGAGCCTTGCTAGCTCTAACTTGAGTTCCTCAGCAGTCATCTCATCTAGACTTTTAGGCTGGTTGTCAGGCTGAACTGAGCCCTGAATTAAGTCTACTGAAGTTGCAATCTCTGCGTGGGGTGAGGGCTGACCTTGGACAACATCCTCTGGCGTATCTGCATCTGGGGTAAATCGAGGGTCATTGCTTACTTTAGTACCATCGGGTAAAAGGAAAAATACCGGGCTGGAGGTGTCAGGCATTAAAAAGCTCCTTAAGTGTTCTTATAAAAGTGGAGAGGAGCTGGGGAGCAGTCCTCATACTAAGGCCGCTCCCCAGCTTCAACTCTAATCTACCTATCAGGCGTAAGCAGCAGGAATAGTGTAAGAACCAGCTGCAGTAACCTGCATTACTACTCCGCCACCCCGCTGACGAATACCAGTACCGAACCCTCTTCTATAGAAAGAGTCAAGTAGGGGGTAGTCACTTCGTTGACCGGGGATCACTTTTAGGCCTCGGTAAGCTGGGTTAGAATGCTCTCTAAGCCCGACCGGGTTTTGCAAGTTCTCTTGACCACCCGTAGCAAGACCAACCATGTACCCAGAGGGGATATAGGCCTCCTCTACAATGTGCCAAGGACCATAGGTCCCGACCTCACCCGGAACGGTACCCTGAGGCCCGCCAACATACTGGCCGTTATTCGGAACCCAGATCTTACCCCCGTACAGTAACGGGTTAGCTACGAAGTCATAGCTAGCACCGCCAGAGGTTTTGAAGGTCTTGATAACAGCAGCTTCAGTAGTATTTACTAGAAGAACTAGCTCATAACCATTCTGAAGAGTATAACCGTGATGGCCTAACTCAAGAGCAAGGGCATCTAGGTTAGCAGAAGTAACGGTAGCCCCACCAGAAGTAAGATAGTGGTTGTGAGTGCTGAGGTGGGTATAAGTCATGTACGGAGGGGGAACTTCGCCATCAGCATTATAGAACTTATAGACCGTAACTGGTTCATTCTGGTCAGTAACACCGCTAAGGTTAAGCGAGTTAAAGACAGTTCTCATAACCTTGTTGAAGATGAGCTTGTTATCTGCATCCAAAGCAAGGTTATGATGCATCTCCAGCTGACGACGGTCAGCCTCAGCAATGAACATCCAGGTGTAACGAACAGCTAGATCATAGAATCGGAAATCGTAGCCTCGGAAGACTCGAGTCCCACCTCCACGAATGCCAACAGGCTGGCCATACTCAGAAGCCTCTTCAAAGTCAACTGTGCTGGGGACTAAGACTGATGTAACTGGGGAAGTAATTCTAGTAACTAAGCGATCTAACAGTCGGTCTCGCTGGTTATTACGAATACGGATGGTGTCCTGAACCTCATTCCAGAAGTCATTAAGGTCAGTACCATCAGCAGCAACAACAACATCAGCACGCTCATTGAAGCCGGTCTCATCACCGATGATCGGAGCATCAGCGAGTAGCCAAGCAGGAATTGAACCCATGGAATTTATTCTCCTATTCTCAGGGGGCCACTCGGACGATCATACGGTTAGCTTCAACAATGAACCCCACTTTAATGGCGCTGGTGGGAACATTGGTAAGGTCTCCTGCAGCAGTTGCATAAATAGGCTGACCAGCGGCAAGACCGGTAATGCCCGACCCGGTAAGATCAACAATCTCACCACTAGTCATGACATCGACAATGTCATTAGCCATACAGCCCATAGCAGTAGCTGCGTTAGGCGTACCTCCAGAAGTAATAGTCGGGCCCCATGGGCCTCTAGCAGCATTCTTAACTAGAATACCCACTAAGCCAGAGGTTCCAGTAGTACCTACGACAACTTTACCTGAAGAGTTGAGAGAAACGGCTTTAGGGCCGAAATTCCCATTGGTCAGAGTAAGGTTCGCCGCGAGAGGCGCACGGAAACCACCGCTAATGGGGTCATACTTGTCATAACGAGCCATGACTTAGTTTTCCCTTTCGGTGTGGATTATAAAGCAGAATAAGTTTTTCCATAGTCTTTAGACCCGGAACCACCATTACTAGTATTACCGAACTGAGAACCAGAGGGGCCCTGATTTCCTCCAGTATTAATTAGATGGGGCTTAGCATCCGCAAGAGCTTTAACCGCCTTAGCAACCGAAGCAGAGTCAATTGTAATCCTTGACGGAGTAGTTTCATCCTGGTCAACAATTAAACTCGATGAGTCAATTAAACTAACAGCATCTTCGGAGTTATGGAATTTAAGTTTACTAGCTTCTCTAAGAATAGCTTCGTTAACTCTAAGTTTTAAGAATCCCTGAGCAAGGTCTAAGTTTTTAGCCTTTTCAACCTCTAGATCTTTAACTAATTGAGACTTTTGCTCTTCTTCAGTCTGCTTAGCTCTCCTATCTTCATCATCCCGTTTAGCTGCAGCTCGCTCTAGTTCTCTTCTAGACTTACGCTCAGCGGCTAAAGCAGATTTTAACCCCTCAATATCTTCGATTTTTTCTTTAGGAGGCTCAGTATTCCCTTCTCCAGTTTTATTCTCTGTATCCGAGTTATCATTACCAGTATTACCAGTATCAGACTTCTCTTCCTCAGCACCAAAGAAAGTTAAAGTTTTGAACCAGGGCTCTGTTCTCATGTTTTATTACCTTTCTTTTTTCTATGCGCCTCTCGCGTCATAGTTGCATCTCGCAAATCTAAGTAAACATCTCATTTACTTAGGAGCTGTTGTGGGAGCTTCAGTCCCATTGCTTTCATTAGTTCTATTAACATTATTACTTTGATTACCTTGACTGAGTGTAGCTGTATCAAGTTGAGTAGGCGAAGCAGTTATGTTAAGCTGAACTCGAGCTATATCTTCAGCAATCTCTTTTTCAATACTGCTGGGAAAAACATAGCCAAGCTTTTTCATTTCTTCTCTATAGAACTTAGTAGAGATAATTTTTCTATCTACCATGTTATTAAGCTCGTTGAGCTTTTCTGTTCTATTACTGGGTAGTTTATCCCCTATTTCTACAAAGATATCGCCAGAAAAATCAGCTAACTCATAAGCTTTGTACCAATTTTTCCAGTCAAAGAAGAGTTGATTAAGTTTTCCCACACCCGCTTGATCGCGCTGCTCCATCTTAGCCATGGTAGGTAGGAATCGAATGGACAAAGCAATACCGGATTGAGCCGTTTTAACATCAACAGTACCTAATGCTACATCTGATAAAGCGGCAGCTTCTTTTACTTTTCTCTCCAAATAGCTAATCTGGTCCGTAGCAGGCGTAATTGAGCTGACTCCCTCAACTCGTCTAAAATATGAGCCTGATGTTACTTCCATAACTCTACCGGGAGCAATTTCCCAGTCAATCTCATTGCCATCATTATCTACTGGTCTACCTCCATCGGTAGCATATACTCCCAGACCTTCAAGAGACAAAGCTCCCTGGACATCTGAACTACCTTGCGAAACTCCCTTGAGCAGTGTTTCAAGACCTTTTAGTTCTGAGGAACCATAAGGCCAACCATCCCAAGCTAGGTTCTTAAACCAATAAACGGGAATAGCAGTGATAGCAGGATCTAAAAGTTTATAGGGAAGTAAAGTTTTCTTAAGTTCCGGAGAAGTTCCCCACCATTGTGGAGTCATCTCATACAAAGCTTCTTCACTAGAAACTCGTCTGGTATTATTCTCTTCAACTAGGTTATAGGTAAGTTTTTTAACGTATTCTTTACCGTCATTGTTGTCTTTCCAAATATCAATAATGTGGCAGCGAATAAGCTTATCCGGAGCATCATCATCGTAAATGGGAAAAACTCTAGAGGGGTCAACGGAGTTTAAAGAAATTCGAGTACCGGGGATTTTATTAGGGTTGGCTGTAAGGTGAAGTACAAAATCTCCTCTTACAACTCCAGTGTGCTTTGCTGCTTGAAACCTAGAATAAAAAAGTTCTCTACTTAAAAAGCTAGTAAGAGCTTGGCTTAAAGCTGAGTCATCCCCACGAGTAAAAACTCTTAGACCTTTTAAGAGGTAATGAGAAGTAGTATCAACTATAACCTTGGCATTCGGAATATAGATTGCTTCTTCGCCCTCTAGCACTCTTAAGCTAAATTGGGTCGGATCATTCCAATAAAGAGCCTCATATTTAGCGTAAGAAAATACTCTTTCAGCTTCTTCTTGAGGTATCCAACTAAAGGGAAGCCCTGGGGTGGTAGCAACAATTGACTTGAGAGTAGACCAAGGAGTAAACTTACTCATGCAGCACTCCTTCTTTGTCTAATCGAGCTCTGCCTAGATTTCTTAGTATCAGAAAATTGCTCCATATGGCCTTTAAAGAATCTTCCTAGGGCTTCTGGGCCATGGTTATCCTTGTCCATGGGGATCTCACTATCGTTTCTTACCTCGCTATTATGAGTAGGCCAACGATAACCCTCAGCCATTTCCCAAATAAGCTTCTTACAAGTTCGGTTTACAAATAACTTGGGCTTTTTATTAGGGTCGTCATCGGGTAGATAATCTGGCCTAAGTTTTAAGGCAGATCGAATAAGGGCTAATCTAACCTTAATTTCGCCCCCAGTATTTAGCCGAGTCGGTACCTTAAGAATCCGTCGCAAAACATTTGCGTCATCTGGACTAGCAGGATCAGGATATATTGCTAATAGCTTGGAAGTTAAAGGGTGATCTTTAAATTCTCCCGTAGCGATGTCTTCAGTATCTCTTAGTTGATATCGCTGCTCACCGATAACATAAACATTGTTTTCTCGATCAACTTGAATCCAAAGCCATACCCAGTCATTAGTATAACCAAAATCTACCGCAGCATACAATGGCCAATCAGGATTATACTTTAAATCTCTAACATGGGCGTCTTCATCCCATTCCTTCATTACCCTACCAGACTTCTTAGAGAACTTGCCCTCATACTGACGAGCAAATTCATCTTCAGTAAGGTCGTCCTTTGCCTCTAGAATTTCTGGATCCCTAGCTCCCCCCGGGAACATCCTATTATTAGTCCAACTGGGCATTCTCCAGGATTTCCATTGAGGGTTACCCTGTTGACCTCTATTATAAGCCCAGTACAATAGGGAAGTATCAGCAGCCTCTTCTGGTACCCCGCTCATTAATGACCAACCGCGCTTGTCAGAAAGTGCGGGTCTAACATAGTCACCAAAAGTCCGCCGCTTGTGTCTACCCGCTTCAACTAGAAGGACAAAATCCAAGCCTTCTCCAACTAAGCTTTCGGGATGACGAGCAGATCGACATTCTAACTCGAACCCCCACTTAGTAGAGATTTTCATATTACCATTTTCGGCATTGCTGAGGAATTTATTACTAACTTTGTCAATACCTAGACTTTTGAAAGTATTATAGATTACTCGAAACTCTTTTTCGCAATCTGTGTATTCTGGCCCAATAATCCACCCTCGTTGTGGAGCACCTAGCCAATTTTTAACAAAAGCCGCACATTCTACCTCTTTACCCCCAAGTAAGGTTTTACCCCATCGCCGACCGTTACATAAAACTCTATGCCTAGTGGCATCATAATGAATAGCTTGCTGCCCCTCGTGTGGATCATAGCCTGTTTGAGAAAACCATAAATCTTTTCTAAATACCCCGATTGGGGGCAGCTGATAATCCATTTAACTACCCCCTTTTAGAGAATTAATAACCCCTTGGGTAAGGGTCAGTGATAGCTTGATCTCTCAAGATAGCTTGAGCTTCTAAAGATTGAGGACTATCTGGAGTATTATTGCCGTACCAATGGTATTGATCTGGCTCAGCCAAGGGGTCAGTGTCTTGGCCAGTAATGGAATCTAACCGAAGCCTATCACTATTAGTTAAAGAATCCGCCCCTTTGGGGAAGAGAGTATTCTTTAGCGGTCCTCTACCCTCATACTCACTACGAGAATCAGATTTTCTCCACCAGCCCATTAGGATCTCCTAGTAGATAGTAGGACAAGGCCCTTCTTCAGTAAGAGCTACTACTAAATAATAAACTCCATCGAGCTTGTTACGAATATCTGGGATACTAGGCCCAATGTTACCTTTCGGGTGAGTATGCCAGATAATGATGTTTGATAAGTCCATGGGTTCAGCTATATCTAACCACCCTTCTATAGCTTTATGAATAACTAACCCGTTAAGTTGAAAGTGGCTAGTAGGGTCTTCAGCTAAGTTAGGCAAACCAATAACTTGATTTCCACACCAGGGAATGGGTAGAATAACTCCGCAAGCCTCATTTGGGAAAGCTTTATTTCCTAAACGACCTATCTCAATCACTAGGGGGTGAATTGATGTTAAATCCGGAATTGGGAAAGATATAGTCGAGGTCCTCAATTTTGAATATACGCTTCTCAAATAATATTAGAGCTAGTCTTAGTAAGGTAGCTTTATCAACTGCCTGGGGGTGAGAAGCAGTAGTTTTAGGAATTAGAGTGTTATTTAGTGTGAATTCATGGTTTAGTTTATCATGATCTAGTAGGGGTTTATCGCATACCCCACATAAGTTAACCACCTTCCTCAATCTCCCCAGCATCTAGTACATCAGCATCTAATACATCATCATCTGATGTTTCAATGGCCATAGGCACTGTAACTCCCGGAAGATGACCTACCTGATATTCTCCAGAAACTCCGGGATTAGCGATTACCACACCCAAGATAGATTGAAGTCTAACACTGACATCAGTCTCAAGTCTCTGTGTTGGTTTACCCACTACATGTTCTAGAAGAAACTTGGCAGCATCAAGTTTAGTGGTAGCTGAAGTAAGAGGCCTACCCCGGTTATCAGTTCTATCGTCAGACATAACCTCTTCAAAAACTTGAAGAGCATTTACTGTCTGCCGGTTCATATCTGACTTTACTAAAACTTTGAATCGTTCCATAGCGGCCTCGTGGACAGCTGATGATAACCATTTAGGTCGAGGACCAGTAAAAGTTCCCCGACTATTGCGAGGGCGTCCCCTAGCGAGCTCCTCCATATCCCATTCTTCAACGGGCTTGTAAAGAACTCCATATTCCTGGGGAGTCATGATATTAGACCGAGCCATCTTTCTACGAGCTCGTTTTCTAACTTGCTTGGCTGTTAAAACTCTACCGGTAGATGAGCGGGGAGAATCCCACCTACCTTTAGCTCGATCCCCATCAATGTAAGGAGATTCCCCCGAATCTCTACCAAACTTACCAGTGGGACCTTCAAATTGATCTAGTACTCCACTAAAGTCCACTACTTGGGGCGTAACTGTCATCGTCTCCGCCCTTCTTCTCAAGCTTTAACAGCTGTCTTTGTTTTGATACTCTAAGGGGTTGACCAGCTTCATCGCGCGCAATTGAGCCCGAAGATACCCTGGAAGTAATCTTAGCGATCCGTGAAGTCTCCAAAATCATTAATCGAGCAGTTGATTCAAGTTGACGGCGAATAGCTTGTAGTTCACGGTACAGCTTCACCAGGAGGTAAGTAACCATGAGAGTATCAAGTATTGCTAAGATTATTAGTAGCATCTTGCGTCTCGTTATCTATAATAGTGACGAAAAAGCAATCATATAAAGCATATCAACCCCCAGCTTAAAAATCAAGGAACTATCCCGTCGCTATGAATCTTGTTGGCCTCATTTTACAGGAATGAAAGAAAGGTTAAGAGTAAATAACTTCTTGTACATTTGTATGCCAGGTAAGCCATTCGATGCAACGTGGACATGGGTCACTAGGATAAAACTGACCATTTTTCCCTATACGAGCCAGATAAAGGGTAGTTTTAGGTACATGACGGTGTAGTTTAGTAGCTGCTACTTCTGCATGCACACTAATTCCAGAGGGATTTATCATGTTATCTGGGTAAATCATCTGACGAGGGTCATTCTTATAGACATTAATACCAATTGCTAAAGTTCTGGACCCTTGCATCAATAGAGCCCCATGTCTTTGCTTACTTCCACTTTGCCTAGCAATGTCTAATGCCCGGTACATCCGAGATACTAGCTCTTTGCTATTATCTGTATTGCTCAGGCTAAAGGGTATTAAATCCATGTCATCATCATATCATCTAGTAAAAAAACTACCCTATCACGATAAACTTAAAGGAGGCACCAGAGTCATAAACCCTGACATCGAGGGTGTTTTTATCCACGATGTAAATTGAGTAGGTCTCCACCAATCGACCATTAGACCGATAAATCCACACTATCACATCTTTGGTGTGGAGGCCATGAATGAGAGTATAAATCTGCCCCCGAAGTAAATTATTAACTTCTGTTACGTATTTTCTGGCTACTGTAGTAACGGCGCCCTCAGAAACCCTCTGAACACTTCTAATCCTCTTCTTGATTTCAGCCATAGTTTGAGGTTGGCCACTATACCTGAAAGTAAACCAAAGATTTTTTTCTTGCTCAGTTACTGCCTTAGCTCCTAGTTTAATAGCTACTTTACGATTAGACTGACTAATGAGGATATAGGGGTTATTATCGGGAGTTTTTAATAGTTGGATTCCAGTAAGTTGAAGATTTTCCCCAAAGGCTAATAGCTCAGCTTCATCATCACCAAATAAACAAGACCACTGAGTATTAAATCCTTTGTAAGTTTTCCAGGTCTTAGAATTATCAACATAAACAGTCATTTATTCTCCCATGAAAACTTTTTGCAAAGTGGTGTTAATATAGCTAAGTTGTCTTCTGAATTTTGGCTTCTCACTAGCTAAAGTTTTTGGATATTCTAGCCTATCCTCTAACTCTACTTCCATAGCTATTAAAGCTAAACTAATAGTTTCTAGTTCTTTACCTGATAGTTTAAGAGTTTTCTTTCTCATTCCAGCCCATACCTAAGCTTTAAAAGGTTAATATAATGCTGAGCTTCTTTGTATAAAGTTTCTTCGCTCTTGGGTAAGTTCGCAAGAGCATAATGAAAGCTTCTATTAAGCCCAGAAGTAAATTTAACTAGCCGTTCAAATTGAGTAATTAATTCTACATAGATATCTAAGTAAGCTTGAGTAAAACTCTTATTAGGCTCAGTTCTAAGGAGCTCTATTCTCAAATCTGCAACAATTTGCTTAAGAATACTTTCTTGAATATTAGCTAAGCTCATCTGTTTGACCTCGCTTTAGTTAAGTACTTTTCATATGCAGCAGTATCCTGGCAAAAGGGACAACCCGCTCCCACACCCACGAGCCATGAAGAATGTTTATCACACTTGTTAGCTTGATATACTAGCCTCTGAGCTAGCATAATAGCTACTTCACGCCAAGTCATCTAAGGGCCTCAGAAAGTATCACAAGACAAGCTAGAGCTTTATTTTCTCTGTCTACTCTTAAACTTAGCCCAATAGGTGGTAGTAATACCAGAACTCGGTGGCAAGAATCTAATACTTTTCTTTGATTAGGCATTATTTTCCTCATCAGTTAAACAATTCTTATGGACAATAGTGTGAGATTTAGTTTTTAGTACTTGCTCGTTGTTCATGATGATTTTATCACAGGGTTACCAAAATCCCTTACGGGGTCATGATATTCGCTGCAGTCATAGCTATGATATAAGTATCCCATTAGTTTACTCCATGTTTTCCATTTTTAGACAGTAGTTACATTCTTTCCAACTAGCATATTTAAAAGTCTTTGTAGTCCATTGATGTCCCGTAACCCTACACTTTAATTCTTTTAATTTCCATTCAAGATCCCAGTATTTCTCCTGTAATATCTTCCACATGGCCTTATTCCTTAACTTTAAGAACAATGACTGAAAAACCTGGTAATACCCCTATAAAAAGCTCATCTTCTGGTGAGAAAGAAGTATAGGCTTCCCAAACATCACAGCTATTTTCATCTTTGCCTGTATAAACTAGTTCTAAAGGTATTTTCTCTCCGTTAGCTCGTATAAGAACTACATTAGTGGGTCTTTCAGGCATTAGCTCTCCTGCCTTAAGATTAATAACCATCGCTGAGTTTCATGAAGAGGACCTTCACTCCAAGCAATGGGGACTAAATTAACTAATGAAACACCAGGAAGGCTTAGCCAAGTCTTTAAAATACTTTCTAAGCCTGTATCATCAACTTTTAAGACAGTTATAGTCGGCTTACCTGTTTTGTTGTCATGGCGGTGCCCCCTGGCAGCTTCGGATGCCTTCGCTGCCTCGTCCAGCGCCGCCGCTCGGGCTTCCCGGTCGACGGCGAGGAGGGCGGCAGCGGTCTGTGCGACGGTGCGGCCGGGCTTGAATCGGAGCATTCGGTCCATGGGGTCAGCCCTCCTGTCGGGGGTGGATGGCGCGGCCGAGGGCGCGGGCGCCGCGGATGAGCGCCTCGACGGCCTTCCAGCCGACGACGACGGCAATGAGGATCAGCCCGTCGAGGTAGAGGTCGATCATCGGACGGTCCTCGGCCACGGTGGGACCGGCTTGACCCCGTCGCCGTTGTAGGGCGCGGCCCATTGCTTGGGGATGAGGACGCCGGTGGGGACGACGGGCGGCCGGACGGTCATGCTCACCGGACACCTCCGGCCCGCTTGGCGCGGTCGGCGCGGGCGTCGTCGAGCTCGCGGAGCATCCGCTGTGCGTTGGCGTGGTCCTCGGCTGCCTTGGCCCATTCGACGGCCACGAGGACGACGAAGGCGATGAGGCCGAGGGTGACGATGAGGAGCGTGAGCCACCACGGGACCTCGGAGCCGACGTCCGGGATGGCGGCGAGGGCGGCGGTCATCGCTGGGCCTCCGCTTCGACGTAGGCGCTCGTGATGGCGACGAAGGCTTGGACGCGCGCGAGTTCCTCGGCGTAGAGGGCCTTCCACACGGAGGGGTACATGCGCCGGAGTCGCGTCTCGGCCCTTCCTTGGGCGCGGGCATGTAGTCGATTCTGCACCGCCTTCTCGGGCGCCTCTCTCCTCTGCTTGTCGTACTCGGCCTTCGCCCTTACGCATGCGTCGCAGGGCCTCTGGCTCCTGTATTGGTGTGCCGCGTACCCGCTCGGGGTGCCGCACCGTGTCGTGTCAGGAAAATTGCTCATAACTACTCCTTTTTATGATTGATCTCCGACGATGACATATAAGATTGAATCCAAGGGAATCCAAACGGGTTGGCCAGCGGCTACCCATAAATAAGATAGCTCTCCATCTGGATTTTGATGCTCTGTAACTCGCCCTGGACAAATGACCACCAAGTCTTTAGCGAACCCGAGAGGATCTAGCAGACCAGTAAAAGTACACTGCCCATAGGCGTGGGATGACCTCAAGACAATTCTAACCACATTCCCAGGCAGAGGAGTGTTAAAATTAGTTTGACTAGCAAGCCACATCAAGCGTGTACTAAAATTCCATTTACTCATCCGATTCTCCTAGTTGAAACTCAGGCAAATGCTCAATGGGCAGGTAAGTAACCTCGACCAGAAGAGGTTTATAAGTCCAGTAGACGGAGTTTGGTGTTTCTCTTAGGTAGGAGATTACCTCAGCTCGATCTTTAAACTTTAGTGCTTCTCCGGGCAATGGGCTGGTCAACAAGTTATTGGTTAGGTAATAGCCAGTTGCTGGAGAAACTAAAACTATCCAAAGGTTATCCTCTTTATGGCTTCCAGCCGCGCAGTCCCCTTCTCCTTTCCACACCGAGAGAATCTGTCTTCCATCGCCGGCGCAATGACAGCCCTTATGAGCTTGGAGCCGTGTACAAACCAGGCCATGCGAATTAACTGCTGAGCAACTATTATCCCTCAGGCTCGGAGTCCAGTCCGAGGCGCCCTGGCTGTGTGGACCAATGTCCCTTAGTGGTAAGATGGCTAAAGCATCCTCTCAGTATAGTGGGCCAAGCACCGAAGGCAGGTATAGGTCCTAACATTGGGGCCTATGATCTCCTTAACTCTCCACTTATGGCGGAAGATTCGGCAGAAGAGAAATTGCGGGAGTAGCATCAGTTTTAGTCTCCTCAGTTTGTTATTTGCCTACCTAGCTATCATATCATGCATTTCATGAAGAACCAAGGCGATTGATTCTTAACTAGGGTAACGTGGCATGGACATTTTGACAAGAGCTTACAGTAGCGACGTACCATGGTGGACGTTACCCGGTCGGTCAAGGAGCAAATATAGAGAGGGGGGGGTTCAATCTAATACATACTCATGTATGTACAAAGATACACCCTGTTCTAAAATACAAACATGACAAGACACAAACACTTAACTAAACATCGATTGACAAAGAACTCAATCGAGAAAGAAAGAAGATACAAGTAAGAGGGAAGGAGATAGATCTATTCTCAATACCCCTATGATGATTGCATCAATAGGTCATTACCTAATTTGATCCTTAATCATTCCAGATTTAATGGACTAATCATCATGCAAGATGCGTCAACCTAATTGATTGAGGATCATAGAGGAAGCATCCTACAATCAATCGAGATATCATCATGTAATCAATCGGCCCTTGCCCTTACCTAATTGTCCATTAGTCTCAACAAAATGGATGCGGCAAAGATAAGCCCAATACCCATGAGCAGTAAGAGCCAAATACGTAGCTTTTACCTCCCGACCCTTAATAGCACAATGCTCACACACTTGCACTCGTCGAAGAAGATTCCTTCTCATCTTGCCCACCAAAGAGTCCAATCATGAACAAGGACAAGAAAGGGACCAACGATGAAGAGAAAAATCCAAATCTTTTTTTCATTGCGAGTCATTAAAAACTACCTTCCCCTCTCAGAGGATAAAGCGCTTCCGACGAGAAGTACGAACGCGGCGCCCGTTGCGGGAACGGTCAGCAGGCTTGTTAGGGAGAGTGAAGATCGGGGTGTCAGCGAGGCGTCGAGCAGAGGCTTCCGCCATCGCTTGAGCAGTCCAGTCGATGAAGCGGGCAGTCTGGTCGTTCGTTGTCATGCCTCAAATATACCACCCGTGCTACAATCTGTCAAGGCATCCGCATCAACTAAATCAGGGCAAGGTTCGGGTTGTCATGAGCGAGCAAGAAGGTAGAAGCAGAGACACCAGTCCCCAAGAAGGTGTGGTGAGCGCTGTCCTGGACCATGAGGCGCCATCCATAGGGGAGCAGTCGCTCTACCTCCCTCATTGTGGATACTTTGGTAAACAAGACACTTGCTCGAGGGTTCTTACGAAGAGCCTTGTCTAGACGCTTGTCACTCTCCTTCTGAGCAAAGTCTGATGTCGCCTGTTGGAAGGCAGACTTGATGATGTTCATGATGGAGGCTCCTTTCCTCTTGATACTCTTACCATATCACCTTTAAGCTTTACCTGTCAAGGCGTTTTGGCAAAAACTCGATCCCAGTATTAGTCTTCAGTCAGGTTCTCCTAGTATATCAAACTAGAGCTATGTTGTCAAGGAGAGTTTGACGGAGTGTTGGAGACTCGCCGTATGCTAGCATACCGAGCCTAGCCTACAAGCCTGAGAGGGCTCCTAAGAGCCCTCCAGACCACTTGTTTCAGTCAGCCCACAAACCGAAGCATATGGCGGCCGTGCTCATACCTGTATGGCCCATAAAAATGAGCGAGTGTCTCACCGCTGGCGAGAACAACTACCGAAATCGAATTGTAGTGATCATCCCTGATACCCTGACCGAGCATTTCGATGATGTAATCGCGCATATGCGTTGTCGCGCACCAATCGCAGACTGTGCCGATAAGGTCTGCCCGTGCGCCAAGACTGAATTTGTCCATATCACATCTCGAGGAATTTTGTCCGAAGCCGGTTTCGTGGTCCACGTGCTCGCAATTGCATTTCACCATGGTCATTTCATTTCCTTTGTGAGAGGGCGGATTTTTTCTGACGGCGTTGTTGCGTAGAAGGCGTTGCGAGCATCGGCGTCGATGATGTCTTTCATGCATTGATTTTACCACACCATAGGGCCTCGGTGTGGGCTAGTGAGCTAAGTTTTTTTGTGATATACCTCACATTGCCAAGAATATGCGAGCGGCGACAGGGAGGTGCGGGCGCCAAGGAGTATGCTAGCATACGGGCCGATCATTGCTCGCTTCAAAACCTCCTTTACGACGCCGAGAAGCCCCCCCTGGGGGGGCCCCTGGCGCCTGATCGTCAGGCGTTGTCGAGCATCTCGTCGACCTCGGCGTCGGTCTCGGGAACCTCGGTCTCGGCGGAGACGGCCTGGGCCTTGCGGGCCTCAGCGGCAGCGCTCCAGGCGAGGAAGCGCTTCTTCAGAGCGCGCATGTCCTTGCGCTCGATCGACCAGCGCGCACCCTTCCCGACCTTCGTGTCGGTCCCGTCCGCGGAGCGGAGGAACTTGCGCAGCTCGCGCGGGGTGGTCTCGAACTCGGCGGCGATCTCGGCGGTGTTGAGCGTTGCCATGATAATCGTTCCTTTCAGTGATTTTGGTAGGGGCCCTGTGCCCCTTCCCTGTTTTGTTGATGAGATAATCATGCCACACCCACCGAGCGCTGTCAAGGCCAAAATAGGTACAAATCGGACAGTTTTTTGTGACCTATGTCACACGATGGCACCTTGACAAGCCACCATAGCTCATGGTATACGCGCGAGCATGATTCCTTGCCCCCTGCGAGCGCCTGGCCCAGCTCCAATGTGACTTGCGTCACAAACTCGCCGGTAACCTTGACAAAGGGCCCTCGAGTGTGCGGAGCGTTTTAAGGCTGGCAACCCGAAGGGCGTATGCTAGCATACCGAGCTGACGCTGCTCGCCTCCTACGACCACTCACACCAACCGGCGGTTTGTCAAGGTTACTTGCCGGTATGGGAGATGTGATCTAGGTCACACCATCTCGCCTTGACAAGGTACCCCCCCTCCCATATGATTAAGGCATGACGATCAACGACCGACCGACTGCCGCTGACTTGCGACACGTGATTCGTGCGCTCCGCAAAGCGTATCGGGAAGCAACCGATCCGGCCGAGAAAGAACTCGCGCGCATTCAGCATGACGCGTTCATGAACCACCTTCGAGAAATGGAGAACGAGAAGTGAAGAAATTGCGTCAATTGGAGATCGAACTCGACGAGGCAATGACTCGCCTCGAAGATTGCGACGGAATGGATCCATTCGAAGTCCTTTCCATGTTCGCGCAGGCGATGGATCAATCCTTTGAGGAGATCCTCGAGAATGACTACTTCCTGCAACTTGTTCACTTCACGCAATCCAATTCGGAAGAAACTCTGACCATTCTTCACCGGATTGTGAATCTCGATTCCCAGATTGCGGAAATCTCGTGATCTGGTTCTCTCGGGGGAGAGATTCTCTCAAAGTCAAATCCATTCGCGGATCGCGCGCAGTTTATGAATCCGAGGAGATTCAGCGAGTGGAACTCAAACTCGAAACTGAGTTAGGCGATAAGGTTACGCTGGAAATGACCCCCCAGCAATGCCATCGCCTAGTCACGGATTTGACCAACGCTTATGAGGCGATATTCCCCCCAATCATCCGCCCTCGCCAACCGTATTAATCCCCTCGCCCCCTCTCCGGGGGCAGGGTCGTGTGTACGCTCCGTACGCGAAGCGGCGTTTACGCCGTATGCTAGCATACCGCTATGCCCCCTGCCTGCCTAGAAACGCCCCTCAGACGCCTCCTACGCCCCGTTGGGCTCGGGGGAACGACCAAAAACGCCATCTCCCAAACCGGACATTCCTCTCATAGGACTCATCTCTCCCAAACCGGACATTTCTCTCAAACCGGACATACGGGGACATATCTCTGGAACCGGACAAAACGGACATAGCGCCCAAACAGGACTGGACTTTCGCCAATCCGGAATGCCTAGCAGCTGTTTTTGATAACTCCCGCAGCTGTTTTTTCTATTAACTAGAGCTAATCCGCTGGATAAATACACCAAAAAGCTGGAAACCCGTTAGACAAGACTTAAAGTTTAGGGCTTCCAGCTTCTGGTGAATCACCAGACTAAAAGTCTGGAATTACTTCTCATTCCAGCTCAGACTGCCAAAGCTTTACTCTCTCAGACTAAACACTTTCCTTTACCGGTTCTAAGACTCGGATTAATTCCTCACTTACAGGAAGCTCTATCTCTACCATAATCTCCATGTCCGCAGTAGAACCCAGCTTGGATTGAATCCCCTTTAACCAGACCTCAATACTCTTTCCATGTGGTTGAACCTTCAAGTTAATCTCAGCGGTGACAAACTCTCCCATTTGAGAAGAGTGGTTTTGTTCTCGTCTATCCTTCGTGTTTTCAAAAACATGAATGGTAGCTGGAACAAGTTTAAACTTCTGATCTGTCGAACTAGTCATCTCTGTAGCCTTCCTTTTAGCTGGGGTTCTCTCCCCAGTCTTGTTTTAGACCCCGGTTTAAGTCCCTGTTGGACATTTACGAGATACAGACGGGACGTTTCTAAACCGTCATCTTCTCTGGAAAAACTTGAAGAAATTAACAAGAAACTTAATTCTCACCTTTTCAACTCCAACAAATTCTCTTATCCTCTGTACTTAACGAGAACCCCGAACGTAGGCGACCCGTTAAACCTTTCAATCCTCATCCGATTCTTTACCTCCCTCTTCACTCTTAACTCCTCTATCCACCCAAACTTCCCATACCCTTACAGGGACAGCAAAGAAAGCAAAGCATACTAAAGCTAGAGCTCCTAGAGCATAAGAAATATGATGTTCTCCTTGTAGCCACCCAACCATGGTCTCAATCAACCAAATAAGTCCTTGACCAAGAAGAAAGAATCCCCATAGGGCTAGAACAATGCCTAGGATTATTCCCC